ACCTATTTAACGAGTACGTTTTATTCTATTCTTGATAAAGAAGACGAAACGTCAGACGAAATTATGAATGATAGACATATAGAAACCAAGGAAAGATATAAAAGTATATTTGAATTAAGACACGTTAAAAATAAATTTCTCATTGAGAAAATGCCAAATTTAGTAAAACAGTATTGTTTATTTACGTATGATGAGTTAACGACTAATTTTATAGACATTATGAACAGATTAAGCGCGTGTGGTTTAAACATTAAAAACGATATAGAATTTCCATTAAATATAACCTACTATAAAAATTTTAAAAATACACCTTTTGTAAAAAAAGAGAATTCAATTTCAAGAGAAAAAATTAAACAAGAAATGATACACTACAAAGAATACAAAGAACTATTAGTGTATGAAAATGTATTGTTTCCGCTGACATCGGCCTTTTACTTGCAGTGCAGATAAATACCCATACACTAAAATAGAGTTTGGTTTTTATATGCATTTACACTTACCAAAGCAACTTATCCGCCAACCAGCCACGACTCCATTTCGTGTGGCGGTCTCGCTCATGCCGCATTCTGTATAACCGCCGCCGTGTTTTAGCGTAGTTCATGCCACGTTTTTTAATATAGGTTGGAAAATCGTTCATTCCATTCGCGCCAACACTTGCAATCTTTTTATCCTTTTTATAAACATCTATTTTTTTGGTTTTATTTGTAGACGGTTTTACGGTTACACCGATTTTCTTTGCCCGTGCATAAGTGTAATTCGTAATAGTATACATTGCCTTGTCTTATAGTGTAGTGGGAGATTATAATAATTGATAATTATCATACTATTCATAATTATCATACTATTCATAATTATCATACTATTCATAATTATCATACTATTCATAATTATTTTTTATCATTCATTGAGTGTTTACTATTATGTTTTTTATATGTATGTAATCGTTTTATACCCAATCTTATTTTTTTATAATTAAAATAGGGTATAAATAGAATTAATACCAAACATAATATTATTATTATTTTTTTATAATTACACATAGAAAAATTATAAAGTGTTGAATCAAACGAATGCCAACTGTTTCCTACGATATGTTTAAAGTATACGCCACCTTTACATGTGGTTTCATTGCATACATTACAATCACCTGCAAATTCATTTGTATCTAATAGATACAAGTTCGGGATTTTTCCATAGTTTTTTATCATTTTACTTAAAAAAAAAGGACCAGTGCTACTCATAATGTGTATATGTTTGCCTAAATAATAAAAACGATTAACAGTCAGTGATAAATTATTAATACAATGCTTAAAAAAGGGATGATTTGGAATAGACATAAAAAATGAATTTGTATAAGATACTTTTACATTTGATGACCTTGATAAAACCAAATCATAACTTAATAAACTATCTAGTTTTGTTTTACAAACAATATCCATGTCTAGGTAAATACCACCATACTTATACAATACAAAATATCTAAATGCATCACACCGCTGTATATCATATTTATAACTTTTATATGTATCATAAAAAAAATTATATTCGTTTTTTATAAATTCATCCATTGTTTCATGCGTCCATAAAATATGTTTATAATCTGGATGAACACTTTTACATGATTGAACTGCACTTTTCCAGTTATCTGGTATGGTAGTTGTCTTCCAGGTTTGATGAATCATTTTTGGAATCATATAATAAATTAATATATTGTACAGAGATATAATTTATAATCAAACTATATATGTCCATTTATGTCTTTGGATACGGGTCTCTCATAAATATGGAAAAAAATACCGAATTAAATCATAGCATACGTAAAAGCATCTGCCCAGTCACCGTAAAAGGGTTAAAACGTTCGTTAAATGTCAACGGGGAACATTACCGAGTGTTTGGTGTAAAGGATGTTAAAACTGCATTATGCAATGGTCTTTTGTTTAAAGTAACGGAGAGAGAGTTAGCGAATTTAATTGAACGAGAGAAATTATATACATTGAAACCAATAAAAAAAGACCGAATCGTATTCAATTATGGAAAATGCCTTACATTTAAACCGAATGACGAAGTTGTTTGTTTTTATCCTCTGCAAAAATATGTATTAACCAAGCATAAGTTAGATACTAAACCTATAAATAACAATTATTTACAAATTTGTATTGACGGATCGTCTAAAATAAGCAACCCTTTTCTAGACGATTTTATTACACCTTTTAACATTTATCAGCGTAGCAAGTAAAACGCCGATTATTTAAATTTAAAGAAATAATACACTATATATTTATAAATGTCTATTTCGTATAAAGATTTAGTATTTGAGTCCAATAAGACAGATAATTATATGATGGATTTATGTATGCTACCAGAAGGGGTGAATTTAAGATGTAATGATGTAAAAATGTCCGTTGCTGAACCTAAAGATTATACAGAGTGTAGTTTTGCTTTATCACGTGATTTTGATATATTTTTTAGCGTTAAATCAATTACAAATGCCGACTATATTCAAAAACTTGAATTATGGGATGAGGATGGAGAAAAAATAAAAGATATTCAGTTAAATGAAGAACTTGATATACCATTATATATTTTTCAATATACACCATTATGTATCAAGGTAAAATTTGCAGATGATGTACCTATTTCCCCAGAGGTTGAGATGATTTATTCCGCAGGATTATTACAATCTAAATATAGAAAAGATAGAACTATTACATTTCCAATAACTATTTCTTATAACCGTACTGGGTGGAAAATCATCAAAAATTGATAAATTGTAAAGATCGGCGTTTTACACCTTCGCGCATTTATCAGCGTAGCAAGTAAAACGCCGATTATTTAAACTTAAAGATAAATACATAAAGTAATATAATGGAAAAATTTTTAAGGAAGTCATTAATAACAGATAGTTATTTGTCTGAATTAGGTTTAGATAAACAAACTTATACCGAAAGAGAACTTAATGAAAATTTACAATTAATAAGTAAGCATCCAGAGTGTATTGTTGAAAAATATGATACTATGAATTGGACTGAATCAACATTTTATACAATAATTGATATTGCTGATTATATCTCTGCTGATTGTAACGAGGATGATTATGATGATTATTGTTCTATTTGTTTCATTTATAATAATATAATTATTTTTATTGAAAGTGATAGCAAAATATCAAAACCATCTATTCAATTTAAATATGTAAAATCTCAAATTGATATATGTGATTTGGATAAAATTAAAAAACCATTTAAATTTTTATCGGCGTTTTAAATGTGCGAAGGTGTAATAAATGTTTTGCGGCACTTTTTTGAAAAGTGCAGGTTTTGCGGCACTTTTACAAAAGTGCTTTAGACGGCCGGATAAACCACAGGTAACTCATCCGTCACAAAGAACGCAACACCATCCTTGGTCCAGCAAACAACAAGAGGAACAATATCAACACCATTTTCTACTGCATTTCTAACCGCAGCTCGATATTCGTCGTTATAGGCCGAAAATTCGAATCGATCGATATCGGTTCGCTCAATAACATACCCGAGCAGACAGCGTGTAATAGATTCCTTTTTTATCGTAGTTAAATCATTGATTTTTTTAATCATTTCGGCAGTATTCTTGCAATTTTTACCCGGAAAATAAGAGGTTTTCGAATTGAAGTGGGATTTGCCATCCTCCTTCTTCTTACGTGTGCCGTGTGTATACTCAGCAAAAGGCACATTGTTGACTTCCATAATAAACGGCACATTATTTTCACAAAAACCAACAAAGCTAAATGTGGAATCGACTTTGCCTTCCAATTTTATTTCAATGTTTCGCTTGAATTGCTTGACTGGAGGAAGTAATGCCATTAGATGCTTTTCAATTGCACTTTCCATCACTTCAATGGCAATTTTTGGGTTGATTGCAATGAATTGTTCGTTGTCATCGTCGTCATCGGTCTCCGAATCATCATCTGCTGAAGGTGCGGGTATAGTGGGAACATTGTTTTTCTTATATTTAACTGGTTTCGGTCCTGTTTTGTTCGTATTTATTTCCCGAAAAACCGATAAGAATATAGTATGCGTAAAGGTATCACCATTCATTGCCGACAGAATCTCTCCATCATCGTCGTCAGGCGGGCACGGTGCCACATATATATCTAAACCTGATTCGGCCAAACCATCACAGTCATACGATGGTGTATGCGCCACCATTTCTCGGTTGTCTTTTATAATTTTAATATCAGAAAGTCCTCCGGAGGTAGGATACTTTTTCGAAGGTCGACTTAACAATTTGGCTTCGGTTATTCCAACGACTTGTAAAACAAATTGGCCTGTCATTTTCTTATATTAATTACTATTTAAGAGTTATTTTTATACCCAAATCGATATCAATTTTTTATTATAAATATAAAATATATAAATATAAAATATATAAATATAACAAACATAGATACATTATCGATATGTCAATTGAAACAGAAGTTAAACCATTGGAAGAAGAAATAGTCATACGTGCTTTAAATGTGGTCAAGTCAAATCCGGAGTGGGTATCCTATATAAAGAGTTTTAATGATGAGGCTGGGTTTGTATTCTGTGACTCTGAACTACTGGACAAAATCAAAGATGCAGTCGATGAAGAAAATCCCATTCACAGTGGCGCTTCGTTGGCAATGTGTTTACGAAAATGTAAAATTATATTGAATAATACTTAAATGCAATAATACTTAAATGCAATAATACTTAAAAAAAGTTTGCATATAGTTATAAAATGTCACATTTTGCCAAAACACTATTCAATAACTATAAAACCGGTTTATGTTGGGTATTGCCTTTCACCACCTCTGTCGGGTTTTCGGCAGGGATAATTGAAAATTTTTCCACCAAACCTTATGAACCCAAACCCACTTCATTTGATGTTTTTACAAATATGATTGGCTTTTCTACATTAGGTGTCGCGACTGGTCTCACTTATCCTCTTACCTTTCCGGTAATTATGTATGATGTTCTTATTAACAAATATTAATATAAAAAGAATAGAACTCTTTATATTAATGGACATTCAAGGCTTACTACACGCATTGAACAATGACAACAATGAAGCTGTAGTCGATTTAGATTATGCAACAATTGCCAAGCATAAGAATGACCTCTTACAACAACTCAATTTACCGAGAGAAGAGTTAATTAGTCTACAGAAAAAATTAAAACCTTATAGGTGTGTAAATACAATGGAAGATTTGCGTTTCGGAAGCTATTTGAGATGGATTTCATTAAAAAATCCGGAAGTCATTAAACTCACCAATGGTGGTATCGTCTGTGATATTAGAGAAATTAGTGGGGATATTCAGATTAAATGCAAAAATAAAATGAATATGATTTTTCAATTTAAAATGTCCGAGGTGCTACTCTTTCAAAAATTGAGTGAACAGGAGGAGGTTATTTTAAAGGCAATGAAATATTTAGGGAGCTAGGGGGCTGCTTTGCTTGCCCCCTAGGTATAGCATACTTATCTTCATTCACACTATTTTTACCCATAAAATCTGCCGCTATTGTTTTACCCACTTTTTTCAGCATACCTTCTTTCATTAATGGCAAGATATTAATGAGATAATTCGATAGAGCGTGGCCCCAATAGGCACACGTATGTCCCTGCACATTACCAAGTAATTTCAAAATTTGCTGCACAAAAACTTCACTCGAAACATTAAACATTGTATCCGTTAAACATTCTGTATTTTTCGTAATAACCGCACCGGGTGTGATGTTCAAGATATCAAATTGCCCTTGATATTCTTTATAGAGTGAACTACCTTGATAAAATCCAAACGCATTTGAAGCTTCATAGACACTCAAATAGGGCACACTGATTTCATTCGATAATGTCACACCAAAGAGAAAATTTGGATGCATACATTGAGCTGTAATATTGATAAGAGCGCTCTTTCTCTTCTCTTCTCCACTTGCTGCTCCGCTTGCTGCTCCGCTTGCTGCTCCGCTTGCTGCTCCGCTTGCTGCTCCGCTTGCTGCTCCGCTTGCTGCTCCGCTTGCTGCTCCGCTTGCTGCTCCGCTTGCTGCTCCGCTTGCTGCTCCGCTTGCTCTATTCAGAAAATAAGGAATAGCCATATGTGTTAACCGGCTTTGCACTATGGTCCCAGTCGCAATCACATCCCGAATATAATTGGATTTCATTTCGTGATATGGATTCCAACCGACTCGGTGCCCTACATTATTCACCAGAATGGCTAAATTATCACCAATCTCATCAAAAGCGATTTGGATATCATCGAAGAAATCATCCTGAAATGCTTGACGGAAATCTTTATGCAGAACTTTGGTTTGTATTTCCGGATACTCTTTGGCCAACTGAGCTGCTGTTTCATCCGTTCGGTTCGAACCAATCATTAGCAAATTGAAACCTCGCTTTGCGAATGCTATAGCCATATCATAGCCTTGCCCGCTGGAAGCGCCTGTAATAACAACCCAACTACCAGCCCCATATCTCTCAATTAAATTTAATTCACGCAATAAAAAATACTTATGAAACCCTTGCAATGCCGCTGCACCTAATAAAAGGATCTGAAAGATAACCAATGATAATAAAACCAAATAAATTTTATGCATTTATTTACATTAGGCACGTAATTTTTCAACAAAGATCTTCCGCGTCCCTTTTTTTACTAGTAGTTTTGCCTTTTTCTTACACGTAAATTTAAATATTTTCAAATTTTTTTTCTTCAAAACACTATTGTAACAAAGTGCGATAGCACGCTTTTCATTTGTGCCTTTATCATTTGCATCCTTATCATTTGCATTTGCATTTGCATTTGCATTTGCATTTGCATTTGACTTTTTTGACACTTTAATATTTTTAATGCATTTACATAACTTTACAGCCAAGAAATGTTCCGCTTTTTCTTTGATAGCTTTAGTTGATAATGTTGATGTGTCTATTTTGTAAAATTTCAAAATATTTTTGTAATCTTTATTCGTTAGTTTCGAAGACATTTCTATATATATATATTAACTATATACAAAATGAGTTTTTTCTCCTCTCTTTTTAATAATGTAATACATATTAAAAAATGGTGTATGAATAATAGTTTAAAAATAATATTTCTACTGCTATTTCCGTTATTGATTTTTTCTAAAAATATATTATCGTATGTTAATACACAGCTGTCTGAGATGAAAAGAGTCAAACCACTTAAAATAGTTGTATTTGACTTAGACGAAACATTGGGCTATTTTACAGAGGTCTCCATTTTTTGGGATGCATTGGAAAATTTTTATGGGAATAATTTATTCAATGACAAATTTTTTGAAGTCTTAGATGTCTTTCCAGAAGTATTTCGTCCTGATATGTTAAAAATATTGGATGTGCTACATAAAAAGAAGATGCGAAAAACTTGTTCTAAGATTTTTATCTATACGAACAATCAAGGGCAAAAAAGTTGGCTAAATATGCTGAGTGAGTATATGAATAAAAAAAACGGCTATGTTGTGTTTGACCAGATTATTGCGGCTTATAAAATAAGAGGTAAGCAAATCGAACCGAACCGCACGAGTCACGAAAAAAGTGTTAAAGATTTAATCAGTTGCACAAATATTCCAGCGAATGCCGAAATATGTTTCATTGATGATTTATATCATCATTTGATGGATAAAGACAATGTATATTATATTAATATCAAACCCTATCGTGTATCAATACCTTTTGACGAAATGGCCTCACGCTATTATGATGCCGTTTTAAGGAATAAGCAAAGCAATATAGATAAAAGTAATTTTGTCACAAGTATTGTAGGCTTTATGAAACAATATAATTATATGGTTCTAAAAAAGAGTGAAGAAGAGAAAAACGTAGATAGGATTGTTAGTAAAAAACTGTTAAGCAATTTAGAAGATTTTTTAAAGAGTGACCGAAATCCAACCACACGAAAAAGACGTAACAAGAGAGTAAAATCAATGCGCAAATATTGAAAATAAGCCGTCAAATATTGAAAATAAATATATACAATATATAAATGGACCGTATAAGACAAGGTAGCCAAAGAACTGAAGAACTAAATGATCGTATATCCTACCGTAATATGCCATCCAGCCAATTACAACCGCAATTTGATATAAGGCCATTGTCAAGCAAATACGCCAAAATGCCTATTGTAGATAGACACGTTAACCATAGTGTGCCAATTCAAGTTATACCGACATATGATATTGAGACAACATTCAATCCCGGAACTGCCCAAGCACCATGGAGTGGATTTGCGAATAATATTAACAATGAGTCGCGGTTAAGAAACCAGTTTTATGCTTTACAAAAAGGTGCTGGACAATCGTCTTATATTCCTAGTCAAAATAGTTGTTTGTATAAGACGCATATACCCGCCACACCATCACAACAGCCTTTTCCGGGTCTTTTTCAAAAAAACAGATTCGAAGATTTCAACCCGTGCCCTCAAGGCTTGGGTGTTAGCTTTTTCGAGAATTGTACACGACATCAAATCAAAGACCTGTCTTAATATTTTATTACGTTTCAGCTTTAACACGTTTCAGCTTTAACACGTTATACATTATATTTTTTAATACGACATATAATGTAAAATGACTGACAGTAGAGACGAAAAAATGCCAGAAAAAATGAATATTGCCGACAATGCATCTTTGGCCTTTTTTACCAATCCAGTTTATTTAAATATCCTCCAGCGTAAAAAATTATGCGATATAAAGGATAATACCGAAGAACTAAAATTTTATCGAAAACGCATTGTAGCTTTATTTAAAGATTTGTTAAAAGAACCATCAGAAAACAGAGAAATTAAGGAAATACACACAATGTTTGTAAATGCAGCGATTCGTTATTTTGAAGTTACAGATAAAAAGGATATTATTCAAGAACAGCATACCGAAGGAAAGCATACCGAAGGAAAGCATACCGAAGGAAAGCATACCGAAGGAAAGCATACCGAAGGAAAGCATACCGAAGGAAAGCATACCGAAGGAAAGCATACCGAAGGCCAATATCAATCCGAATTCAATCCCCTAAACGGGGGTCCGGGGGTGTCCCCCGAAGAGCTATTTACAATTGATGAAGCCAATGATGCAATGATGCGCAAAACCATAACGGTTTCCAATTTAGATAATTATGTTATTATGAAGCAAGATAACTCGGCGAATGAAACAAGGATTATTCCGATAAAAATAGATATTGATTTGAAAACAGATGGATTAAAAACAAAAGGTGTACCACCAAAAAAGCCCAAACAGAAATCAAAAATTTAGAGAGAAGATTTATCTCATTAATTTATAGTTATGAAATCGAAATATCGCGTCAAAACGCGGAAAAATAAATCACACAGACATAGAACGCGTAAGTTACGCAAAAATAAAAAAAGTGTGAGACGGAAAAAAGGCGGAGAAAGTAATAGTAATAGTAAAAATAAAAACTTTATGAAAGTCCAATGTGCACCAAAGAAAAACAATGAGATGCAAGAATTCAGCTGTTATAGCAAAGATGCATTGTTAAAAATGAGAGATTTATGGAATAAACGCCATATCGATTCACCAATAAACAGCAACGACCCAAAAGAAATTTGGAATAATCTAAAAAATAAAATGGAAGATGCGTGTCATAGCGAAGCGTGCTGGTTAAAACAAAAGTTTATGGAGAATAATTTAAACGATGAATTATTGACCTATACTTTTGCGCCCAAATCACCCGTAAAATGGAAAGAAAATCACAATACGTGGTTAAATAGCACGGATATCGAAAAGGTAATGAAGCAATACGAACACGCTTACCCGTGCTTCCGCTTTATTGGGCCGACGCCGATTGATTTCGATAAACATATTTATGATGATAAGTGTGTGTGGGATGATTTATGCACATTTGACTTAGCCAAATTTAAAAAAGACGGTATTACCAAAATCGGTATTATTTTTAATACCGATCCACACAATAAAAGCGGTGCGCATTGGATTTCGCTTTTTATCAACTTAAAGAAAAAATTCATTTTCTTTTTTGATAGCAATGGCACAAAAATGCCGAAAGAAGTGGAGAAATTTTGTAATCGAGTGATTTCCCAAGCGCTTATACTAAATATTGAGTTGACCTTGGAACAAAATGCACCATTTATGCATCAAGAAGGTAATACCGAATGTGGGATGTATTCATTGTACTTGATTATTACCTTATTACAAGACAAACACCCCTATACCTTTTTTAAATCCACAAAAATAAGCGACGAAGCAGTGGAAAAATTGAGAGATCGCTATTACAATAATGATTTATAGTATTTATAATGATAATAATATAAAAATTACACGATTTTTATACTATTATGAGCGAAGTCTATGCCAAATTTATATCAAATCATAATAAAGGTCTTGTATGGAAATTACTTAGCGATGATGGCGCGTTTACTGCTATACCAGAAACAAAAGCATCACTTATAAAAGATGCATTCGACCGAAAATTTGAATCGATTTCTACACAAATAACCGCAGCTGATAATTTGGTGAATTTAGATAAGCGTGTTATTACAGAAATGCTGGTTGTCTTGAAAAAATATAAAAGCAATAACGTAGTAGATAATATCGAAGTCGATACCTATAATGCAGCTGAGATCGCTCAAAAACGACAAAAAGTATTTGAAGCGGAGCTTAATAATAAAAAAAAAGAGTTCAACGCGTTTAACAACACACCTGTGCCTGATAAAATAGATTTTTCGGATAATTTAGATTCACCGATTGGCAGTGAAATGGATAAAATAGTAGCCAACCAAATTGCTTTGCGAGAGAAACAATTGAATATGGTCTTAAAAACGCAGGATAAAGAGGCTGCCACAAAATGGTTTCAAAATCCGAGTGACACTAACATAATTGCTAACGCTATAGCAAAAGGACCTATTACAACAGAGCCTATTACAAAGCTAAAAATAGGTGAAAAGATTCAGCTCGATATAAAGGAGCCGTCTATCAAACAAAGAAAGGTTGCTTTTTCTGACACGGTAAATATATCTGACAATGTATCCGACAATGTATCTGACAATGTATTCGACAATGTATTCGACAATGTATCTGACAATGTATTCGACAATATAGACGACGGATACAATTTTCTCTCACTTTTAAAGAAAAAAGACACGCCAACCGATGATACAGTAGCGCTACTTCGAGAGATCATAACGAAACAAAATCAAATATTAGAATTATTGCAAACCAAACGATAAATTAACTAATTATACTATATAAAATGGATTACGATAGAATACAAAAAAATATTAATAACATTTTTTCTAGTTATGGTTCAATAGAAAAAAAAATTCACGTCTCTTGGAAGAATAAAAATATCATCGATAAGCATTATAGTATCATTCAAAATGGTATTTTGCAATTAAAAAATTTAAACCCTGATTATGAATTTACTATTTCAGATGACGCAGATATTGAAGCCTATTTACAGGAAAACTTATCGATGTCAGATTATCAATTAATTAAACCGAAAAAAATAGTAGAAAAAACTGATTTGTGGCGTCTTTTTAAAATATACAATGAAGGTGGCATTTATATGGATATTGACCGTTTATGTAATATACCTTTATCTAGTATTATAAAACCCGACACCAAATGTATTTTACCACTTATACCTGATTTTGGATTTGCTCAAGATATAATGATAAGTTGTTCAAAAAATATTATTTTTAAATTAGCCATCCATTTAAATATACAGAGGCGCCGAAATACGAATCATATGATAATTCCTACTAAAATTAGGACCAAGAATATATTGGATTTAGGTCCAGGAACATATATGAATGCTATAACCAAGGTATTGTTTGGAAAAGAAATAAATCTCAATCCTGGGAACAAAGTACTAAATTATTTTAGTCATATTATAGTGCTTTCGCCTTATTTGGAAACATATAAAGAAGATTCAGCATACAACACCATATTGTATCAAGGAGAACCTGTAGTTATAGATAAAGATGAAATGTATCGCAATGAATCTGTGCAACACTGGGCATCATAACGAAACAAAATCAAATTTTAGAACTACTTAAACATAAAATTTGAAAATAAAACAATGTTTAGAATTACAGACCAAAATAGAGAACAAGACAGAGAACCTTTTATTGTTATAAATGATTGCTGTATGAAAGAAGGTATAAAACAATGTGTAAATTTTCTTACGCGCAAATCGCTAACAGATGTAGAATCATTATTACTATGCATCTACTATTTTATAACTTCAACATTGGTATATTTTTCTATGATAAAATATGCGCCGATAATGATGTTGCTTGATTGGAGTGTCGGTGATTATGTTTCACCGCTAATTATATTACATATTAATATATTTGCGAATATCACGATTGTTATACAAATGGTCCAAACTACAAAAGATTTGGTATGTGCCTTCTTATGCAAATGTGATTGTAGTCAACACCCCGAGCTGGAAGAGCGAATCGACTAGTCCTACTTTTATATCCATTTGCCCATATAAGAATGATTTCTTTAATGGGTGTTTCATCTCTCACCTATAAAAAGGTAGAGATGAAATAGCTTTTACAATTTACGCTTATGTGTCTTACTGCGTCGCTTGTTCTTACCACTACGCTTGCTTTTGCTGCTTCGCTTGCTTTTGCTGCTCTTGCGCTTGCCCCCATCAAGTTCTAGTCTTCTCACCGGACTTCGGCTGCGACTGCGTCTTCGGCTGCGACTGCGACTGCGTCTTCGGCTGCGACTGCGTCTTCGGCTGCGACTGCGTCTTCGGCTGCGTCTACTGAGCGCGGGTGGAACTGGCATCGGTTGCATAGGAACTTCCTTAGATTTGTCAAATTGTTTTTTAGAAATAGTATATAAAATTTTATCATACTTTGATTGATTTTTAAAATCATTGTTTTGCTTTGCTTCATTATATAACTCTATGGCTGCACTGTTGTAATTGTTTAATTCGTCAATGTCATAATTAGTCCCATTAAAATCGGCCACAGCGTCTACTGCATTAGTATCAGGATCATCCTCTATAATACCTTTTAAATAATCAATAGCCTTTTTTATCATAGCTTTTTTCATCAGACGACATCTCTATATTCTCTCTCAAGATATTAAATCATTTGTAATTCTTTCTCTCCATTACCCAGATCGACTAAATTACCGATTTTTATTGGTTGTTTTTGTATATAACTGTCTAAATCATAGATTTCATTGGTCTTTGGATTTAACGCATAAAGCGTGCCACCAATATCAACTTTTTGTGCTTTCCATTCCACATTCTTTTTATTTCGGTCGGCAATTGCATCCGACTGTTCATTTTCATACGATAAGTCATATGCGAATTTGCTTGGATCAGCCGAACCAAAACTAAAGCACTGCAATTTTTCGCTCGCATTGGATTTCATATGAATTGCGCAATCAATTGATGCCTCTTTCACCGATCGCAAAATACTATTCGTAATATCTTCTTTGGCGGTTGCAATCTCGTAAATCGCCTCGTCAGTCGAAACAACTTTTTTATCATCTTTACGACTAATATCTTTCGTTTTCAGTTCAATCGTATTATCACCTGTCAACTGTTTTTCAGTAAAGGTCATCAAATAAAGGAAAACAGTAACAGTACGTAATTCTTCGGGTAGACCTTGATGACTACAAATACGGCGTGCACGCCCAATCACTTGTTCTGTGCGGACAGGGTGCCAATAAGGCTCGGTAATATGGACATAGCGCACATTTTTCAAAGAAATACCTTCAGCTCCGGATGAAGTAATCATCAACACTTTAATGATTTCGCCCAAATTATTATTCGGCGCAATCTTTTTAAGTTCTGTCACGATCGTTTGCGGCACATATTTCCAAGCACCATTGAGCACATTACGAATAATTTCCTTTTCTTCGGGCGTTTCCGTGCCGGTGTATAATGCAAAAGTGGGTTTACCTTGGTCATCGTCAGGAATCGCTAATACCCAAGTTTCCCCTGTCTTTTTAATTTTAAATTGCGCAAATCCATTCGCTTCCAAGACCAGCTTGATAATACCAATCCCTTCAAGTGCACGAAACTGTGTGTAGATGAGATGAATGCCTTCGTGATCCTCGTCTTGGATATTTTCGAGAATAGTTAAGAACTTTGGGCTATAGACTTGTAAACCTTCCGGTGAGAGATATTTCGCTTTTTCTTTTTCCAACTGCTGTAAGGCGCGCTGAATACGATCATTATAAGTCAATTTTACTTCTCCTACTGGTCCTTCATCGTCGTCAAAAGCTTCATCTCGCTCGGCTTTTTCTCTACCCGAAACAGCATCAATCACATCTTCATCGATCCCTTCTTTTACTGCCTCAGCCAAATCCAATTCTTCGCCGTTTTTCTTCTCAGGCATAGGGCGTGGAATAGCGGGACGCGGAAAAACGAAGTTGCAAAAAGCCCGCGAAAAAATACGATAGGTGGATGTGGTGTTTTCATATAAGCCATCCACAGTGGGCTTTTTATGTTTCTTACTCTTTGCATTGTTTTTCTCTTGGGTGCGTTCTTGGGCACGGGCTTCTTCATAAATACCGAATTGAAAATCACTCATTGGGATTTTAATGATTTGGAAATCCGCCGGATTTTCTTTTTTATAGCGTGGCATCAAACTTTCTTGCGCACTACGAAAATAAGAGGTTAAACCAAGGATACGCCGTTTAAACATATTTGTATTTTTCAGCTCACCGCTTTCTTCGATAAAATTATTCTTGAACGCATCCAATGTATCAGGTAAAGCTTTGTATTCCTGCATTGAGACACCTTGGACTTTAATGTTATTTTTCTTTAAAATCTGCGTCACATAGCTGATAAAGGCTTCATCGCTTAATTCACCGCGTTCACCCATTTCCAATTTTACGCCGGCATACATATTGTCTTTGGTAGCCGTTTTATTCACAAAGCCGAACGGATTACGTGTAATGACTAGAGTTGTAGAGGTGGATTTGTATTCCAAATAATCCAAGACATTACCACCGAGAATACTGCTTTTGAAAAGCGATTGCAAATAAGTAGTATTGATTTGGCGTTCTGCTAGAATATCGAGTTTGAACGACCAACTGGTAATATAGCCCCGCAAAATATTGAAAAGAATACTGATCTCGTTTGGGTAGTTAATAATCGGTGTGCCAGATAGTAAAACAATTTTAACATTTTTCGCTTTCATTAAAAGTTGGTAAAGAATTGAACCAATACTGTCTTTTTTCTTACCGAGCTTATTGACAATACGACTGACTAAATTATGAGCTTCATCGATAATTACTACACTATTGTCAAATGGATTGATGGTATTGTTTTCAGTCAACTCATTTAAATGCGATGAACGTAACCCATTGTATTTGATAAAGCGGTATTTATGTGAAATCATTTGGTCAATTTGTGCGTCGAGTTTAATTTTATTGAGTGAAGATAGCTGTTCGTAATTTGCGGGTTTTGTCATATCCACCATCCACGCTCCACCGTTTTTATTGATATGATCGACTGAGAGCGATAAGACATTGGATAACGTTTCTATGAGTTCATCGGCTTGGCCTGCTTCTTGGCCTTTGGTGGAAATAAATTCCCAATATTGGTTTTTCTTATAGAGTTCGTCGCCGCATTTTTTTAATTCTTCGCGATAGTTCACCTGTAGGGAAGCTGGTGTCATAATAATAACAGGTTTGGCATTTTTAAGGCCTTCTGCAATGGCAATCGAGGAGCAGGTTTTACCTGAGCCTAAACCGTGATACAAAAGCAGACCACGGTATGGTGCATAGATATTTAAATAATCACGGACAATTTTCTGATGGGTCATTAAAGAAATATCACCAGAATCATTGTCACTTGGGCATGTCGCTGGTATGGTTGCTTCTTTGGCTAGATCTTTTTTATAATCGTTGAATAAGCGTGCTGTAAAATTAATGAAAAATTCACGATTGTTCATATAGTAAGCGGAAGCCGGAATGACAAGAGGTGCTTCATTGCGCTTCTTAAGTCGAGTGCTAATGTCTACATCGCCAATGACAGTCATTTTGAATGGCCCGTCTTTGACAGTGCCTTTGATAAGTGGTTTTTTCGTCTTGCGTATTGTAATTTTTGCAGGTGCTGGTTCTGGTGCAGGCCCAGGTGCTGGTCCAGGTGCAGGCCCAGGTGCTGGTCCAGGTGCCGGTTCTACTTGTGCCGGTTCTACTTGTGCCGGTTCTACTTGTGCCGGTTCTACTTGTGCCGGTTCTACTTGTGCCGGTTCTACTTGTGTCTTTTTTTTAGATGGTTTAATTTTAATAGGTTGTTTTTTGGCTTGTTGTTCTTCTACAGCAGGCGCAGGTGCAGGCGCAGGCGCAGGTGCTATTTGCAAACCTCGTGGCTCCCCCGTAGGCTCCTGAACCATTTTTGGTTTCTTAAAAGTTTTCAAAATAGTAGCTCTGTCAAAATTCGCATTTTTCGATTCATCAATAATAGTTGCAGGTGCCCTTCCCTTGTTTACTATCTCGTCGTTGCCTCTTATGTTTATTTCGAATTCTCTTTTTACTACAGGTGGATTATTTATTTTTAACTTGGCTAAAAGAGCAGCAGCCATCTTATATAATACAAACTTTAAAAAAGTTTCTCAACGATTGTATTTTAAACGGTTCTATGTTAAGAATAAATAGTAAATAATTTTTCCCAGTCCATACAAACGATTGTATTGTAAATGGTTATTATCATTGTTTGTAATAATTTTATTGGATTATAGCCATTTAGTGTTATTATATTTTTTAAACCTTGTAATTGTCTATATAAAAACCATCTTTCTAGATAATAGACAGACTTAAGTCCAAAATAGTCTATATTATTTTTTCTTAAATCAAATCCCATCGTTCCGTTTGCTTCTAAAATATAAAAATCGGTTCCCTTTAATAATGAGTTCAAATCTTTATATTTAATGTCATATCTACCAACATTAAAATTGGGTATATGATTACTAATATTTTTTATTACATTATTTAATTCCGGTGTTATTAAGTTAGTTGCGTTTTTACATTGACTATTATAGCCAAAGCAAGAACCATCATAAACACTACTATCCTTCGAATATTTTATAACCATCGCTTTTATATTTTTTTCATACAAAATGCCAACTTCATTTTTATAAGGAATAAACGTTTGAACCATAATTTCATCAATAGTATTATTCTCCTGTAAATATCTAGTTGCATCACTTAAATTATGAATAACTACAACATTGGTACCATTTCTTGCACATTTGACCGGTTTAAAAATAACCGGATATTGTAAATTATGTATATTGGTATTTTTTAACATACTCATTTGGGGAATATAGTGCGACGGTATATATGACAATATTGACAATTTATTTTCATTATTTTTGTATGGATTTACATTTAAAAAAAGTATCCATACAATCATAAACGCTATTACGAGTGCTAATTTAATCTTTTTTTTAAAAAAATATTTTATGAGATAACCGAGAAATAAAACGTTTAATGCTATAAGTATAATTTCGTGCATATATATAGATCTAGAAGTTCTTAATAGACATTTCACTTGCAATTTGCTCTGCCTTTTTCTTTATTTTATGCAAGCCACTCCCGAGAAAAACAAACACATTGCCTTTTTGCGCTAATTCTTCCTGTATTTTTTGAAAAGAACCATACTTTTCAAAAGGCACACTGTCGCCCAATTTCATTTGATGAATAGGCTTACCGAGACACAAATAAACACCCATTTGATAGCCCAGCTCAGGATGATGGCTAATCTCTAGATAATCAGGTGTCGTTTTAAATTCTTTCTGAATCTTCACTTGCAAAATATTTTTATAATTGTCATCCGTATTAATAATTTTGGTCCAATCCACGTGTGTTTCAAAGACACTTTCCACGAAAATTTGTGCCATTTGAAAGCCTGGGCCTGTGACAAAGACATTCTTGAACCAGCCTTCTTCATCTTTCACCGAAATTTTATTGAAATCTAAAAAAAGCGCACCAATAAAGGCTTCAAATAAGCAGCCGAGTTTTTTCAAATTGGTGCGGATCTTCTTTTCCTCTGCATATTTCGATATAATGAGCCACTTATTGATATGCATATCGTATGCCAATTTGCCGATATGTTCATTTTTCACTAAGGCGATTTTCTTTTCGGTCATAAAGCCTTCGTCTGCTTTAGGAAAACGGCGATAGAGATAATACTTGGTAATTAATTCGAGCACGCCGTCACCGATAAATTCGAGGCGTTCATTGGATTTCGTTTTGAGTGGCAGGCAATCGGCTGGACAGGGCATAATCGTAATATTGTTACTCAAGTTCTCGTGTTGTGAGCGTTTCGTATAAGAACTATGCACGAAGGCACGTTTATAGAGTTCGAGGTTATGCACTGGTGCTTTGATACCATAACGATTAAGAATAGATTGAACATCGTTCAATGTAATCTCACTATTTTCATTGTTAAACGGATTGAAAATTAAACTATCGCCACATTTAGTCACATCACCATCTTGTAAAATAGATTTCATATCAGATTCGGTGTTATCACACTCCGGCTGCATATCGTTCATTTGAGCCATTGTATATTTAGAATAAAGCGAATTATATTTAAATCTTTTTCTTTATTTAATATCTGCGTTGTCAATAAAATATATGCATATAGTATATAAAAATGGTCGGAGGTAGAACTTTAGGCGGACGCGCACGATATGTCGATTCATTGGTTAATAGAACAAACACATCAGGTGGTGTAAAGAAACAGGGTTTACCCTCGACGGTTGGCATTGATGCTTCGGTCAGTGGTATTTACCGTTCTAGAGTCGGTTGTTTATGTCCAACCGCTTATGATTTTATTAGTAATACAAGGGCGTGTAGTTACATTGGTAAATCTGTTAATACAGGCAGATGCTAATAGGCTGCTTAGGGGGTTTACCCCTTAAGTGGGGGGTGTAGGGGGTTTACCCCTTAAGTGGGGGTTGTAGGGGGTTTACCCCCTAAAAAAACAATATAAACATAAAACTTTAATATGCATTACTAAATGCTTATTAAAATTGATTATCGAGAGATTAAGCTCATTCAGCTGTTAAGTGTATTATTAACAGGTGAAGAAAAAATAAAAATGGTAAGCGAAAATTTACCCTTAGGTGATATCATTTTGTGCGATGACGCAGGGCAGGAGAAAGCCATCATCGAACGGAAAAATTTAGCTGATTTGGCAGCCAGTATTCGCGATGGCCGTTATAAGGAGCAAGGCTTTCGTTTAAATCAATGTAGCCTCCATAATCATCAAATTTATTATTTGGTTGAAGGTGATTTGCGCTATTATCGTCCCTTCAAAGGATTACCGGATAAAAAAGCACTTTTGTCGGCGATGGTGACTATCAGTTATTTCAAAGGATTCTCTCTACATCGGACAAATACTTTAGAAGAAACAGCTGAATGGTTACTAAATTTTGCGAATAAACTAGAAAAGGAAAGTGGGTCTTTACCGTTTTATAAAAGCACAAGTGCAAACGGAGTAGCAAGTGCAAACGGAGTAGCAAGTGCAAACGGAGTAGCAAGTGCAAACGGAGTAGCAAGTGCAAACGGAGTAGCATCAGCAGTTGAAGCAAGCGTATGCGAAGCAACAGCAGCTGAAATAGCACCACATACAGATACGTATGCCGAAGTTATCGGTAAAAGAGTCAAGAAAGATAACATTACACCCGAGAATATTGGAGAGATTATGTTGATGCAAATACCTAATGTCAGTTGCGCATCGGCCATGGCGATTATGAAGAAATTTAGTACATTGGCATCTCTCCTTACTGCTTTGCAAACAGACACAGTATGTTTAAATGATATCACCATTGTAAATAAAGCTGGCCAAGCAAAAAAATTAACCAAGCCGTGTATTAATGCTATTTATGATTTTTTAGTTAAACGCGCGATTATTAACGTAGATATATAATATATAAAATGAATTTTGATGAGTTTTTTAAATACATTGGATACGCCGTAGGTTCCATCCTTATTTTTTATCTTGTGGCCAAATCACTTCATTTTCAAATTAGTGTTATAGAAGGTTTAGTTGGTATGAAAAAAAATAAACAACCCGAACCCTTTCAAGCAGAAGAAGAAGATGATGATGATGATGAGTCTGATACAGAATAAGCTTAAGCATTAACTTCGCCACCGCTATAATAGCCTGATTTCACCAGATTTTCGGTATATTCGACTCCACCCCAGTTGTCATCCATAGGATTCGGGCTTACACCGCTTGTTTGATTATACATTTTATCCAATGGGGTAATTAAACCGATTTCTTGATTTTGAGGATCATACTTATTGGGATAAAATTCTGCATTAGCATTACCATAAGCATTAGCATTACCATAAGCATTAGCATTACCATAAGCATTAGCATTACCATAAGCATTGGCATTAGCACCGCTATAAGCATTAGCATTATATGTATTGGTCGGTGTAAATCCCATTGGCATACTGTTCTGTGGCATTGCAGGAGTAAGTTGTGCATTTTGTCCACAAATACCTTGGACGGGTACCATTTTGGGCGGCGGCAAAATATTGCGCTGCATACTAGCATATGGCGGTAGTTCCTTTGGTGGCATATTTACCTGAGGTAAGCTCGCGTCAGATGTAAATAGCTCAGAAGGTGGCATAGTTATAGAACAATTAGGCAAACTATCGGGTCCCACTATAAAATCAGGCGCACCCCCTTGTAAATTAGTTGGGCTAGGCCGTGCTTTATAAACCGGCTCACCCTGTGCATTATATGCGTGCTGTAAATATAAAATCGGACATAAAATTCCCTGACTACGTTGCCAGTCAGTAAATTCTACGTATTCTTCCAGACTCTCAAACCGAATAGGATTTATACCGGGCACATTGGCGCGTTTAGAATTGTAAAGAAAGAAAGCGCTACCTTTTTGAATAAGAACATCTGGACAGTTTTCGGCTATTTTATAGTTTTTATTTTCATCACTATTATCCGTAAAGGTTTCAACATCATTTGATTTGTATATAAAATAAAACCCTAACAGAAACATTATGCCAATAATAAGCAATTTATACATATATATAAAAATAAATATTTTAATCTCTAAATAATGTATATATAATGGCTGAGGGCGGAATGAGAATTATGCATATCAAAGACATTAACCAGATCTTTGGGTTGATTGATAAAAAAATACCTATGTTTATTAAATTTTATGCGGATTGGTGCGGCCATTGTAAAACTATGGCGCCGGAATGGGAAAAACTCATCGAACAGGCCAAAAAAGACCATAAAGGAAAAAATATAGCAATTGTAGAAGTTGAAGAAAAAACAATAAATGAAGATGGGTTCAGCGATAAATTGAAAACAAGGGTGAAATCATTGGATGTGAATGGTTATCCGACCATTGGTACAATTACATATAATAATAATGGCGCGGTGTTTAAACCCTATAATAAAGGACGAGTGCAACCAGAAATGACGGAAGAAGTGAATGCATTGGCCAATGGCAAACAAAGTGGTGGTGGCAAACAGAGTGGTGGCAAACAGAGTGGTGGCAAACAGAGTGGTGGCAAACAGAGTGGTGGCAAACGCAAGAAAAGGAGCACAAAGCGCAAGCGCAGCAGCAAAAGCAAGCGCAGCAGCAAAAGCAAGCGCAGCAGCAAAAACAAGCGAAGCAGCAAAAGCAAGCGCACAACAAAGCGCAAGACAAGAAAGTATTAAATTTTTACTTTTTATAAATTAAAAATTGAATTGAATTAAACGGAACGTAACGAATATAACTATCCAGAAAATGAGCGATTCATTTCGCCTGTTGACGTTTGAAACCAGCGACATTACCGACACTGAGACGCGGCAAAAAATATTCAGTATCCAAATGTTTGGTGTCAATGAGAAAGGTAAGACCGCCTGTATCAATGTGAAAGATTATGATCCCTTCTTTTATGTGAAAGTGGGTGACGGCTGGACCGAGAGTGAAAAAATCCTCTTTGTCGAGCAAGTTGCAATGGATATGGGTGAACCGTATGCCTCGGCTATTACATCCACAGAATTAATTCAACGAAAGAAATTATATGGGTTTGATGGTGGCAAGCAGTATAATTTTATCCTCTTTCATTTTCGAAATGAAGCGGCAATGAAAAAAGCCAAAGGCTTATGGTATACCAGACAAGGCGAATATAAGCTAAATCCAGAGGGGTATATGTTTACCAAAGACGAATTAGAAGAACCAGAAAAAACCATTCTCTATGAAGCGCAAATACCCCCCTTACTCCGGTTATTTCATATCAAAGAAATAAGTCCCTCGGGCTGGATTGATTTACCTAAACAAAAAACCAAAATAATACGTGACAAAACAACAGCGTGTGATTATGAATTCAGTATTAAATACAGCGATATCGTTCCCTTACCCCAAAAGGAAAGTATCGTACCCTATAAAATATGTAGTTTTGATATTGAAGCCAGTAGTAGTCACGGCGACTTTCCCCTGCCCATAAAAAATTATAAAAAACTCGCCACCAACATAATCGATGTGTGCGCGGAAGAGAACAATTATGCGCCCGACTTTATAAAAAATATCATTCTGGCGGCCTTCGGGTTTCAAACAGTGACCAATGTCGATTTGGTATACCCCATTAAACCGGTGACGAAAGAGTCAGTTCTAACTAAATTCGTTGAATGGATCAAAATCAAGCCGGCGAATTACACGACCACTGATATTGAGTTAGATCTCGGTCTAACGGATATAAAATATCAGCAAACAGCAGTGGAAGAGGTAGAGGGTGAAGAAGGCGGCGAAGAAGAATCAGTAGGAGGAGGAGGAGGCGCGGAAGAAGAAGAAGGAAGCAAAAATTGGCTTACCTATAAAGCGAAACCCAAAGCTTATAAAAAGCGTGGCACGATTACAGATTTATTACTTGATAGTGAGGCCACGCGTGAGACTAAGCTAGTTGAGCTAAATCGCACACTTACATCAGTGTTCCCACCTTTACAAGGCGATAACGTCACCTTTATCGGTTCCACTTTTGTCAAATATGGCGAAGACAAACCCTATTTAAATCATTGTATTGCACGTAATACGTGTGATCCGGTTGCCGGTGCTGAAATTGAAAGCTATGCCACCGAGAAAGAAGTCTTACTGGCGTGGACCAAATTAATCCAGCGTGAAAATCCCGATATTGTCATTGGCTACAATATCTTTGGCTTCGATTACCAGTTTATGTTTCTACGGGCCAAAGAGCTCGGTTGTGAACACGCGTTCCTCAAACTCTCGCGCAAAAAGAATGAAGTCTGTCTAAAGCGAGACTGGCGCACAGGTAAAGAAGGGCTCGAAGAAAATACGATTATGATTGCGAGTGGCCAACACGATTTGACATTCGTGAAAATGCCGGGTCGTTTGCAAATCGATTTATACAATTACTTCCGCCGTGATTATCAGCTGACACAATACAAGCTGGATTATGTCTCGGGCTACTTTATTGGCGATGATGTAAAAAAGTTTACTTACGAAGAAGCAGATACCATTACAAAGGTCTACAGCAAAAATTTAACAGGCCTCGAAAACGGTAGCTTCATTCACTTCGAAGAAGAGGCCCATACGAGTGACGCCTATAAAAACGGCAAAAAGTTCGAGGTCTATGATGTTGACCACGCTAAAGGCAACTTCTGCATCCGCGGTAAAGAAGAGCCCGATATTGCGCATAAAAAAGTGCGCTGGGGCTTGGCCAAAGATGACGTCACGCCCCAAGATATCTTTCGGATGACCAATGAAGGGCCAGCCGAACGGGCGATTATTGCCAAATACTGTATTCAAGATTGTAACTTGGTGCATCATTTGATGCGCAAAATCGATGTCTTGACAGGCTATAGTGAAATGGCTTCGCTCTGTAGTGTGCCAATGGACTTTCTCGTAATGCGTGGCCAGAGTATAAAACTCACCAGCTACATTGCCAAAAAATGCCGAGAAAAGGGCACCCTGATGCCAGTCATTGAAAAATCCCTCAACGACGATGGTTATGAAGGCGCAACGGTCCTCGAACCCAAATGCAATTTGTATCTTGAAACCCCAGTGGCTTGCCTCGATTACAGCTCACTCTACCCATCCAGTATGATTAGTGAAAATATCTCACACGATAGTAAGGTCTTAACGAAAGAGTATGACCTTGCCGGTAACATCATCGAAGAAACAGGCGAAAAAGATGAAACAACCGGACAATATATTTACGACAATATGCTCGGCTATGAGTATGTCGATATTACCTATAATACCTATAAATGGCAAAGGAAGAATGGTAATCCGAAGGCTGGTATGGAAAAAGTCAAGGTCGGCTATAAACTATGTCGTTATGCACAGTATCCTTCAGATAAAGTGACAGGGGACACAACTCACGCGGTGATGCCGGCCATCTTAAAGGAACTCTTGGCTGCACGGAAAGCCACGCGTGCGCAGATTAAATCCACCGATGATGATTTTATGAAAAATATCCTCGATAAACGCCAGTTGAGTATTAAGGTGACTGCGAATTCACTCTATGGGCAAACCGGCGCCAAAACCAGCTCCTTTTATGAAAAGGATTGCGCGGCATCTACTACGGCAATTGGCCGTAAACTCTTGATCTATGGTAAACGTGTGATTGAAGAAGCGTATGCCGATACTATAGTGCCGACAACCAACTATGGCGACGTGAGAACCAAAGCCGAATATGTCTATGGTGACACGGACTCGGTCTTCTTCCGTTTTAATTTGGAAGATTTAGATGGTCAGCCCATCATTGGCAAAAAGGCCTTAGAAATCACCATTGAACTCGCCAAACAAGCGGGTGAGTTAGCGTCGAAATTCTTGAAAAAGCCACACGACCTCGAATACGAAAAAACCTTCCTACCGTTCTGCTTACTCTCGAAGAAACGCTATGTGGGAATGCTGTATGAGGATGACCCGAACAAAGGCAAGCGTAAATCGATGGGGATTGTCTTAAAACGGCGTGATAATGCACCGATTGTGAAAGATATCTATGGCGGCATTATTGATATCCTGATGAAAGAAAACGACATCGAAAAAGCAGCGGAATTCTTGAAAAGTTGCCTACAGCAGATGGTCGATGAGAAATACAGTATGGACAAATTGGTGATCACCAAATCCTTAAGGTCTGGCTATAAGAATCCCAATCAAATTGCGCACAAAGTGTTGGCGGATCGCTTGGGTCGGCGTGATCCGGGCAACAAGCCGAGTGTAGGTGACCGGATTCCCTTTGTGTATATCGAGAATCCTGATAAGAAGGCACTGCAAGGTGAACGGATTGAAACACCCGACTACATCATAGCAAGCAAAGGTCAAGTAAAAATCAATTATGGCTTTTACATTACCAACCAAATTATGAAACCAGTGCAGCAACTCTTTGCCTTGGTCTTAGAGCAAATGAAAGATTTCAAGAAGAAGAAAGGTCATACCTTGCGGTCGTGGAAAAAAGCGCTCGAAAATTTGCAAGCGGAATATCCTGACCCTGAGAAATACAAAGATAAGGAAGATGCCTTGCGCAATAAAGAAGTGAAGGCCCTCTTGTTTGACCCGTATCTACGCCATACGACGAATATGAAAAACGGGAATAGTGCAATAACCGGTTTCTTTAAGGTAAACTAATATGCGCGCTAAAAGAACAAACGAACTTATAAACACAAAACAAGGTATTAAATATAATTTTTTAATATATAACTAATGTCTGTTTTGTTATCAGGTCTTCTGATTGCCGGTGTTATTCTTTTTTTTATTTCTCTCAAATGCTTGTTTTGTTATAAAGATGCGCCTTCAAAGTATGTAGAAATTGTTTGAAATATAAGATCATAAATATATATTAAACACAATTCGATTAATATATAAAAATGTCTTTTCACGAGTATGCAAACCGAGGTTTAACTGGTTTAACCAATGTTGGAAATACTTGCTATTTAAATTCGTGTATGCAAGTCTTATCCCATACCTATGAATTAAATGATTTTCTAAAAAAAGGCGAGTATAAAAAGAAGCTCAATCGTGTCGCTGATTCAGTCATTTTACTCGAATGGGATAAACTGCGTGAACTGATGTGGAGTGCCAATTGCACAGTCGCCCCACACGGGTTCGTCAAAACCATCCGCAAAATCGCCGCTCTAAAAAACCGTGATATCTTTACCGGCCACGACCAAAATGATGTGCAAGAATTCCTGCTTTTTCTTATTGATGCATTTCATAGCGCATTATCACGTGAGGTAGATATGCAGATCAACGGCCAGATGCAAAATGAAACCGATAAATTAGCCACGATTTGTTTTACAATGATGAAAAATATGTATAAGAAAGAATATTCCGAAATGTTGAATATATTTTATGGTATTCACGTCTCCGAGATTATTTCAAATACAACAGGTGAAACATTAAGCTCGATGCCTGAGCCTTTTTCGGTGCTCAGTCTCTCATTGCCTGATACAAAAAGAGAACCAAGTTTATATGATTGTTTTGATCTTTACTGTGAACCAGAAATCCTCTCCGAAGCCAATGGCAATGCGTGGTTTAATGGAAAAACTCAAAAAAACGAAAATGCGCAAAGACGTATCAGCTTTTGGAGTTTACCCAATGTGATGATTATTGATTTGAAACGCTGGAATGGTCATACACGAAAAAATCATAATATGATTTCGATACCTTTACATAATGCGGATTTTTCCAAATATGTGAAAGGTTATAATGCATCTTCATTCGTGTATGATTTGTTTGGTGTATGTAATCACGGTGGCGGTGCTTACGGCGGACATTATACCGCCTATATAAAAAATGCAAATGGAAAATGGTATGAATTCAATGACACAATGGTGAACGAAATAAAAGAGGAAAATGTTATCTCTCCACAGTCCTATTGCTTATTTTATAGGAAAAAATAAACATAATTAATATATAAGAGAAATGGATACAGATAAAAACGAAATGGATAGAATAACTCGTAAATTACATAATAAATATATTGGCGTCGAACCAATGCTATTAATCGGGATAATTGCTTTGATTATTATTTATTACCATGTATTTTCGTCTTTAGGCAATAATGAAGATGGTACTGCTTCGTCTTTAAAGATATTTGCTGAAACAACATTATGGCTGCTTTTTATTGTCTTGTTGTTATTAAATGGCGTTTCTTATATTTTCGGTATTGATTTAATTCAAACCCTAAGTTCAGCTTTTTTTTCAGAGGAAGAACATTCGGAAGAAGAGGATGAGTTTCATCATAAAATTCTTTTAAAAAACCAAGTCTTTCATTTACCTGAAAACAAATATACATATGATGATGCGAAAGCGATTTGCAAAGCATATGGGGCGCGTTTAGCTACGTATGACGATATGAACCAAGCGTATGATAAAGGTGCTGATTGGTGCACCTATGGCTGGTCGGCTGAGCAAATGGCATTGTTTCCAACTCAAAAATCCAAATGGGATAATTTACAAAAACTAAAAGGCCACGAACAGGATTGCGGACGACCGGGCATTAATGGTGGGTATATCTACGATCCAAGTATGAACTATGGTGTCAATTGCTATGGAGCCAAACCTCACATAACTAAAAGCGAAGCGGAATTAATGAGAGAAAAACCTTTTTATCAAAAGAATAAAGATGAATTAAATTTTGATAGTCGAGTTAATTATTGGCGTGGTAAATTAGACCAAGTAGAGTTGGCGCCATTTAGTCACGACAACTGGAGTATGATATAAACGAAGTGATACTATAAACGAAGTGATACTATAAACGAAGTGATACTATAAACGAAGTGATACTATAAACGAAGTGATACTATAAACGAAGTGATACTATAAACGAAGTGATACTAAATAATAAATTTCATATATATAAATGAAATTTATTGATCTGTTCTATTTTTTCCTAGGTCTATTGGGCCTGCTACTTTTATATTCTTATTATGACTTTGTCAAACAAAATAAGTCAAACTTAACAAACCTATGGGACCGAATAAAATCACCATTAAAAACATATTACATTGACTCGCTGTTTTTATCTGCATTTGGGTTTTTAAGTCTCTTAGGCTATCTGGCAAAAACACGATCGCTTAAACACAACCAAGCGACCACCAATATCATATGGGTCTTGTATATTATTGTCCTTCTCTCGCTCTTTTGGATCCCGTTATCTCTCTCCTATTTGAAACAAGGTCGCCCTGATTGGCTTAAATATAACATTATTGGTATACTCATTGCACTAGCGATGGCTTCAATCTATGCTGTTTCAGTGATAAAGAACACCACGGGACCAACATTAAATAAACAGTTAGCATTCTATGGAATGGTCTATTTTTTCTGTCATACTTTCTTTTTGGATACACTATTGTGGTGTGGTAATTTCTTTTAGTGCGTTTATATTTACTTACGTTTATATTTACTTACGTTTATGTGTTTTTTTATTCTCTTTCTTCGCGTGCTTTGCTCGTCGTGTCATTTTCTTCGGCACCTTGGTTTCGGCCAATTCTAGCAATCTCTCGTATAATCCTTCCGGCACTAATTCGGTTTCTTCCGTTTCGATAACCGAGGTTTCATTTGCATCTTGCCTAGTGCATACCGTCTTAGTCATACAAACTAATCCAGCTGGCACTGCTAAATTATCATAATCGTGTTCTTCATCACCTTTGTCTTTCTTCTTACCACCACCACCTGCAAAGAGGGCTTTATTATTTTGCAACAAGAAAGAATTGATAGGATAACCTAATGCAGTTGGCGTGCCAGACGTATTTTTTACTACAGTTAATTCCGAATAATCCAACATTTGTGTATATATATATATTTCTATGATTAATTGTTCGCATCATAAGTATTATGTTATGTTAGTTCCCATAACGTTTAATATCCGCTGTATATTTCACTTCACGTGAATCTTTAATGATTTTCATAATTTGTATCACTTGATTTTCACTGCCGATACATTTGGAGAGACACTCTTCAACGTGTTTCAATGTCAAAGGCGCCGTTTGTTTAGATGAGACAAAGCGCAACTTTCCATCTGAAATATTGACAGTCGCGTTACTGAGTTTATTGGTTTCAACGTAAGTCAATATTCCTTCCTCAAGTGTATTTTTCTCATCTCTCAGTTGTTTGCTTCGCTCGTTGGCTGTTTTCAATTGATTATCTAAAGTAACCCATTTCTTAATATTTTCTTCAAAACTCATTTCAATACTTTAAATATAGAATTATATCTAAATTATTATAAATTATTATTTAACGTCTTCGGCGAAAAGTGCGTCTAACCGAGTTCCCCATTCGCGCAACACCCTGTTTAGATGTTTTGCTACCTTTAAAATAACGTTGAAGCGCTAAAAGACCAAAAGGCACAACGGCGGCAGAAACAACACCCCCATCCCCACCCTTCTTGCCCTTCTTGCCCTTACGCTTGCTACCACCTTTACATTTCTTACTACCTCTGCGTTTCTTGCGGCTACCTCCACTGATCGTCTTATAGTTGCTCACCGCTAATTCTGCACCTGCTTGATTATAAAGCGCTGGACTCAATTGCGCAGGCCCGTGACCACCCGACATTGATCGAAATGAGTTTGCTCCTCCTCCTCTATGTCTTCGTTTAACCATTATTTATAAATTAACATTAGAAATTAATAAAAAATAATAATTTAATGGCTTTTAAAGTTGAAAGATTTATTACGCAAGAGTAAAACAAATATCCCTAAATGCAATAAAAAACTAATAATAACAAACATCATACAGAGATATAAATAAGGGTTGATTTGCACTAATATGATATCTATAATTGGCGTCATAAAAGTTTTAAATTCTGTTTTCACATCATCTCTCTTTAAAATATCGATGCATTCGTGAATCAAAGCTGTTTTTATCATTATTGATATACTCAAATACCTTTTTTACCATTTTTTATTTTATTGTATTTTTATTGTATATTTTTTGCGTGTTAAATAATGGTTAATTATCTCTTTCGTTTTTAATGGAATTAGAAATGGAAATTGTCTCAACAACGCCTAATTTTAATTTTAAAGGTATTTCTTTAGCTGATCCAGAACCATTAATTGGTCAAGCAGGATTTTATTTCACGCAGTTAAGTATAAACACACCGTTAAGTATAAACACACCGTTAAGTATTGGCGAAGAAGAGAAAAAAGCACTCTGTTTACAATTACCCGAATGCCTCACTAAGCAGGGCGTGGTCAACATAAAAAATGGTAAATATTTAGACCTAATGTTTGAACGTTCAAGTAATGATGAACTAATGCGCTGGATAGAGCAGCTAGAATATACGTGTCAGGATATTATCGATAGCAAGAAAGAATTATGGTTTCAAACTGAATTAACACGCGATGATATTGAAACAATGATGACACAAGTGACTCGACTCTATCAGTCAGGTAAATATATGCTTATGCGCGTCTTTATCGACACAAGTAAGAAATGCATTGCTTACGATGAAAATGAAATCGGATTTGATTTAGATATATTGGAGCCAAACAAACCTGTTATTCCTTTAATTATGATTGAAGGTGTTAAATTTTCTTCACGTAGTTTTGAAATATCTTTAAAATTAGTTCAAGTGATGGTCATTGGAAAAAGTGAGAAAAAATCATCGTGTTTAATAAAAAGGCAACAAGATATAGATCAAATTAAGGAAGAACCTATTGTAGCCAAGCCAGAACCTATTATTGAAAAGCCCATTGTAGTAGAAAAGCCCATAGCAAAGCCTATAGCAAAGCCAATTGTAGTAGAAAAACCGATTGAAAAGTCTATAGTAGCAAAACCTATAGTAGCAAAACAAGCAATCATACCAGAAAAGAGAGAGATTGAAGAAATTACAATTGATTATTCCAAAGTTGAAAAGGAATCGATAAGTTTGAAGGATCCCAACGAAGTTTATTATGAATTGTATAGAAAGGCCAGAGAGAAGGCAAAACAATGTAGAACAGCGGCGATCGAAGCTTATTTAGAGGCCAAACAAATTAAGAAAAAATATATGTTATTCGAAGAAGATGATTCCGATGATGATATGTCGGAAGATGATACAAGTGAGGATGAAAATTAATTAAAAAAGAATGATATTTATTTAGCAGAAATAATAAATAAACATTCTGTTGAAAATATTTTATCATTAATTTAATATAATGAGTTTCTTAAAGAATTTGCAGAAAAACATTAAAGCTCACCATTTTATTGCTTTAATTGGGATCTTAGTTTTAGCACTTGCAATTATGCAATATTCTGGTCGAAAAACAAGTTACAGTGATGGTTTTGGCAATGGTTATTCTAACTCACCCAGCAATGTGCAGGGTTCAACATCTGTAGGAGCTTCTGCCGCACCTGCAATGGAAACTGCCGCTCCTGCAAACGAGCCCGTTGGTGGAAATGAAGTTTTTGCCAATGTCCCGCAAGGAACGACCACCTCTACCTATGGTTTAGCGCCTGTGCCTCGTGCCAATAAACAATACGACCCTTCTGAACTCTTGCCCAAGGATATTAATAGCCAATGGTCGCAACTCAATCCCGCTGGCAGTGCCGACTTTAAAAACGTCAACCTCCTCAAGGCCGGTAGCTTGATTGGTATTGATACCATCGGCAGCAGCCTGCGCAATGCCAACTTGCAAGAACGCTCTGAACCGCCTAATCCTACCGCTAGTGTCAGCCCGTGGATGAACACGACGATTGAGCCGGATTTGATGCGTTTGCCTTTGGAAATCGGCACGCGCAGTGGGTCCCAATAAAGGGGTTGCACCCCTTTGAAACCCCACCTCATTGGATTGCGGACGCATCCGCTTATTTTTATAATTTTTTAGTTAAAATTATAAAATATGTTTAAGCGGACTCCTTTTTTAGAATAGTGTATCCATCCACGGTCAGCGTCCGCCTTACGCATCCGCTTATTTTTAT